TAGTGCTATGTGACCAGGATGTAAGAGATCAAAGGTTCCATTAACAAAAACTTTAACCCATTTTTTTTCATGTATAAATGGTTTACTTATCATTCTTAATAGTAATTAGTTTACCGTACTCAGGTAAGTAAAGATATTCTATGTCACTATTGGCAATAGTTTTGACAGCATCTTCTAATGTTTCAACTAAAGGTTCACCACCTAAATTGAAAGAAGTATTGAACAAAATAGGACAACCAGTTTGTTTGTAAAACTCACTAATTAATTCATGGTAATTTTTATTTTGTTCTTCTGTTACAGTTTGAATTCTACATGTCTTATCTACATGAATAATAGCAGGAATCTTTTCTTCAATACCTGGTTTACATTCAACAGCATACATCATGAATGGAGTCTCATCCATACCACGAAGATCAAACCAATCATGAACATGTTCCTTTAGAATAGTACCTGCAAATGGTCTGAAGTATTCACGATGCTTGACAGTATTAACAAAGTCTTTTCCTTCTGGATCACGAGGATCATATAATATAGAACGATTGCCAAGAGCACGAGGACCTGACTCAGACTTGCCTTGGAACATTGCTACAATATTTTCAGAAGTGATCAACTTAATTACATCTTCATGTTTAGCATAATTAACAATACCATTATACTTATCACTAATATCTACAATATCATCTAAAGAATAATTGTATTCAGGACCGAGATATAGTGTGTTTATCTGAGGTTTAAGTGCATCTTCAACTTGAAAAGGTTGTAATGTTTTATAGTAAATATATAATGCTGCTCCAATAGCAGTACCAGCATCATTACTAACTGGTTCTACAAATAAATTGATGCCCTCATCTTTTAACTGCTCAAGATACCAGTAGTTTGCAACACAGTTCAACCCATACCCACCAGACAATACTATATTCTTTTTACCAGTCATCTCAACTGCTTTACGAATAAGTTTTAAGACTGCTGCTTGCGTCTCAGTTTGTACTGCATATGCTAAGTCTCTTCTGTTCTGATACTTAGTTAGATCTGATTTAGGATCATCAGGATCTGGATGATCATCAAGGAAAGGATACTCATGCACATTAACATGTCCTGCATTTGGATAGGTAGGTATCATTACATTCCTATCTACTGTACCAAACTTCTTAAAGATCTTAGGTACTTCTGGATTAGGTTTACCGTATGGAAATAGACCCATAGTTTTACCTGCCTCAATAGCATGCCATCCACAATACTGTGTAACTGCCTCGTATGCTTTCACAATACCACAAGTCTCGTCAAGTAAATACTCAAAGGTTCCTTTCTCAGTAGGATAAACTTCCTTTGCTTCCATGTCAGGAATGGTTGCTGTAGTAGCAGGTCCTCTAGTACCTAGATGTTTCCATACAGTATTAATTTCTTTAGGATAAGTACAATCAAATATAGATTCAACTTCCCATACTGTCTCCTGTCTATCCATGATAGAGAAGTCAATGAATGTACCTGCACCATCAACTACTAATGCTGCTGCCTCAGTAAATCCAGAACGATAGAATGCACATGCAGCATGTAACTTATGATGTATATTTCCTAAGTCTATAACTTGTGAATGTCCTTTCTTTGGATCTTGACCAGAATTATCATCAATCAATCCCATCTTCCTTGCAAGACCTACATAGGCAGATTCAAAAGAATATTCTAATACAGGAGCATCTTTTGCTGCCATCTGAGTGTGAGCAAGAACGAGATAATCTAGTTTATCAGTATACTTTTTGATTAACATCATAGATGCAAGAGGAGCACCATCATACTTGCGACGAGAAATTCTCTCCTCTTCTACAGCAAATACAATTTCACCATCTTTAAGAAGACAGACACCTCCGTTATGTCCTCTTGCTATGCCAGCAATCCACTGTGTCATTTACCAAACCCCTTAGTTTCTGCTTGTACAACTTTTTTCTTGACAGATTTGCCAAGTTTATCTCTACACGATTTAATTACTGCAGAGATATCTTTCTCAGTCATAGACATACACTCATCATTTTGTATGTCTTGATAATCTTCCATAGTTAATCTGATAGGAGAAAAAGTTCTTCTATCTTCACCTAGATCTATTATATCAAATTTTGGATCATCTGGATAGGATATATTGATTGGATATGTTGATCCAATCACAGCAGTAACTGTGCTACCAACTGCCTTAGCAATATGTTGACCAACAGAATCACATCCTAAGAAATGATCTGCTCTGTCTATGATACTTGCCCAGATACGAATGTCTTCTATGTTAGGAACAATATATGCATCCTTAGATTCTCCCTCTTCTGTCTGGAATGGGAACTCAGACATTACAATCACACAATAATCTTTCTTTAAATTATTAATGATAGTACTAATATCTGATAGATTAAAACTACGAGAGGTGGGGTCAAACATATACCCACCAGTATCCATGATACCTCTACCAAATGGTTGGATAACTATAACTTTTTCTTTTCCTGTAGTGCTTATTGCTTCATCAACCAACTGCATTCCTTGAATACCCTCACCTTTTGCCAAGGTAATATTGGGTGCTGGTAATTCTCTGGGTTCATCTAACCCATTGATTTCTATATCAAATGCTTGAGCAAGACTACACTTCTGATTATAATAATGCCACTGTCTATATGGTTCTGGTGTTATACAATCTCTATCTTTAATCTTATCTTCAAACAATCCTTTATGCCAATTATCATAGGCATACTTATGTAATACAGGATGTCCTCTGTAGAAATTCATACCACCCTCACAGACAATTATAAAATCGTCATGAGTTTCAGCATATTTTTCTAACGCAGGGATAGAAGCAACCACTCTACCTGCACCACCATTAATAAAGAATACTTTAGATCTCATACTATCATATCAACAATTTATATAGTCATAAAAAAACAACTTGGTTTATACGGTCATACCCATCCTTAAACATGGTGGGATCAGCGTTTGGGGAGTGTAAGACATCGGATTCATACATTATCATTCTATTATACACCATTTCAAACTCATGTTCAACCTTCCATACTCCATCGTATCCTCCGCACATCCATTCTCGTACAAAATCCCATACATCATCAGGAGTTTTTACAATATCATCAAACATCTCAGGTTTATCAATATAATCCATAACATTATAAGGTAATGTCATTTGTCCTTTGTAAGAATATAAATTAGTACCACCTTGGCATTCATCAGGATAATTTAGAAAAATAACTATACCAAATTGATTATAATCAAAAGTAGATTGAGTGCATTGTCCAATTATACCACGAGTAACACCATGTTCATCAACATACCCACCACTACTATCAATATACGAAGTTGAATAAGAATCTTGATGTGGTATAGACAACCAAGGATCAGCACCAATACTATTAGAATTCATTACATTACATAGGAATCCTGCGTTATCCCAATGACATTGATACATTCTATCAGAGAAAGAATGCTTCCAAAGACTACCATCTAGACAATACTTATCAAATATAGATTTAGTATTCTCTTTAAATTCTTTAGTCTCTATATAACATCTCTCTCCAGCAAGACCCTTGATTAATTCATCCCTTCTCCACTTTTCTGCTTGTACTGCTAGTTCTTTTATTTCACTAGGATTCTCATAGAAATTATCAATAACTACTACTGTTCTATTATCAGGTCCAATATTTTTAATTACTTGTTCTTTACAATTAGAGTTCAATTCAAACATAATAAAATCCTCAGAGACAAAAAAATTCCGAGAAAATTTTTCCCGAAATTTTGGAATTAAAAGTTACATTTCGTTTTGCATCCTTAAGGATCTATATCCTCTGGTGCTTTAGATGTACCACCACTCCAGAATGTGCTAGTGTCTGCAGCATCTCCACTGTTAGGAGTATCATCTGGTTCGTGTGGCCATACAATTCTATATGTTTCTGTACCTACACCTGCCCAAGTTGTAGGAAGGTCTCTTAATTTCTGACGGTAATCTTTCCAAGGTGAACTAAAACTAGTAGGAGCATCATTAGGAATCTTGTCATCAGACTGAGCTAAAAGATTATCTCTAGTTTTTCTTACCCAATCCCAACCAAATGTTGTAGCATCAGCAGCAGTAGTTCCTTCGCTGTGTGTATTATTCCACTCTGTAGCATCACTAGAGAAGACAGGATCTCTTGGCCACTTATTATTAACATGATCATACTCTAATGAAAGCATATCAAACACTTCTTGGAAGTGAAGATAGTCATTAAGAATAGGATTAGGTTCTGAGTCAGGACCTGAAGGAGTTTCTATCTGATAAGGACCTTCAATACCACCATAACATGCGATAGCATTCATAGGATATACATCTGCATCTAAAGTAACAACCTTAGCATCTACTGGAGGATCTCTATCTATAGTTCCAGTTTCAAATGCATGCATTTGATGCCAGTCAGGTGATGCATCTGATCCTTTATTCTCGTACCAGAATGTTATAAACTGTGGTCCGACAT